AGGAATGTTAAAGAAACAATAGAAGAATATCATAAAGATAGAATATGATTGATTACACGGAAGCTTACACGTGGACAACAGCCAAAGGCGATAAGATCCACGTAGACGACATGACTGAAACTCATGCGAAAAATGTTCTCAAGCTAATACTAAGAAAAATATATGAGTTTGAAAACAAACCAAAAGAAACTGTTAGGCAAAAGCTTATTAGAGAAATAAATGATCCTAATCATAATCCATTTCAAGGTGAAATAGCTTCTGAACAATGGGACTATCATATGCTTGGTGGATCTGATTACGATGAAAACTATGACTGGACCACAAACTATTTATAATGAAAGTAATACAATTAAATGTAAACTGCTCTGAAGCCGTGAACACGGGTAACTTCGAGTCAGTTAAATGGAACTATGGTGTAACCATAGAAATAGAAGAAGGTGATAACTACGAGTCTGTAAAGCAGGAGTGGATAAACGAATGCGCTAAGACTATAAATAAGTTATCCAAACACACTCGTGGGTTAAAAAAGCTTGAAGCTATTGCTGTAAAAGGCAACCCACAAGTGAATACGTCAATAGAAATAATAGAAAAATAATGACATTAAAAGAAATCTTATCTGCTTCTCAGTTAGACTGGGAGGTGGAAAAGGTTCCATTGTTTTCACAATGTCCTGAGTCGCATTTTGATATGCACGGCAATTGGTCTGAAAGTGGATACTATGGGATCAGAAGGAAAGACAACCTTGAAATACTTGGTGTATGTACCAAACAATACCAAGAAACACAGAATGAACAAATAGTAGAACGCGCTATGCAAATTGCTGAAGCTGTTAGTGGTGAATATGAATTTCACAAAGCTTTAGCATTAAATGGTGGCAAAAAAATATTTGTTCAATTTAAATTACCACATTCAAAAGAAGAATATGACAGATACATATTTGTTGTAGATTCAAATGATGGTAGTATAGGTTTATCTTATGGTATTTCTAATACAGTATTATCTTGCTCAAATCAGTTGTACTTATTTGCTAGTAAAGGTAAATCAGTAAAACATACCAAAAGTATTAATATTAATGCTGATGAAATAGCCAAAAACTTGACTATTCAATTAGTTAACGCAGATAATCAAATAGGTTTTTTGAAGAATAAGCCCATTAATGATCAGGCAGTTAGAAACATTGTTAAAAAAGTTATGAAACTACCTGCACATATTAATGAAGTTGAATATGATGACAATAAAGTTGTTTCTAAAAAGACAAAGAATAAAGTAGATAAACTACTTGATTGTATTGCAAAAGAAACAACTGAAAAAGGTGATACGTTTTGGGGTTTACTTAATGGCGTCACATACTATACTAATCACGAGGTTAAAAATATGGAGCGTGATCCAAATGGTATAGAAAAATTACTATTTAGTAATGCTAATAAAATGAATCAAATAGCTTGGAACTATGTCACTAGTTAATTATAATGTCGTTGAACTGGTAGATTCACCAGTAATAAAAAAGATGAGGTACTACGGCAAGCATTTGCCTGTACCCACAGATACCGATTGCAGATTATTGGTTCTTGAACATTGTCTACAAAAAGGTGTTAGGGTTATACCTACGCCACTAGACATTCAAAGAAACAAAATATCTTGGCTCGGATTTCAAAATGAAACATACTATCCCGAATCCATGTTTCGATGGGTTGGTGAGGAAGAACTTCCTGAACTATGGGGATTAGTGTTTAAACACTTTGAACAAATGCAAGATTGGATAACTGCTGGTTTACAGCAAAAAGTAAATCTTATGTCTGATGGTGACAGAATGAAATATTTCTTTAACAGACAACCATCTTTTCGCAATGTATGGACAGTTAAACATCCATTTGTATACGGTATAGCAGCATCAAATCCTGAAAAGATTAGTTATATGACTATACCTAAATTATCTAGTTTTGTGTTACATCAAGCACTAGCTGTTGAACACATACATGAAGATAATATGAAAGAAGAACTACTAGATCCTGCTATACGTAGATCACTATGTATGATGGCTTCACCATACAAACTAGTAGAACTTGATGATTTTGCTGTGAGTAATCACCAAGTAGAATTGTTTGCTAATATTCTTGCAATGGATAATATAGCAGAATCTTACTACATAGAAATAGAAGATGATGTAAAACATTACATGCATCACGAGTCATATAGCGGTGAATGGTCTGAACATGGTGGCGATTACACTGGCACGCTTGGTGCTGGTTGTATGCGTTACGATCGTTGTCAACCATTTCTTGATATATATGAAGACTGTGAACATTGCAAGATTCTTGTAATGAAAGATCAAGATGGTGGTATTGTTGCCCGTGCATTGCTTTGGCAAAATGTTAATGTGCATCGTAGAGTACGAACTATAAACATTATGGATCGTGTATATACTTTGCGTAATGCTTACGAGCCACTAATGATTAAGTGGGCTAAAGATAATGGTTACCATTATAAAAAGCAGCAATCGTATAACTCTGCTGTCTTGATAAATCCTACAACAGGCAAAGAGATGCGTGGACAAGTACGCATACCTATTGAATGGCCTGAAGATGGTTACGCTAAACTACCGTATATCGATACCTATGCACACATATATCCTGAACTAGGATTTATGAGTAACTCTGCAAGAGTTAAACCTATTGATACATCATCAATAAGAAGAATTAACCCTAGATCCACAGATGGATACTATAGAGAAATGAGAAATTATGCGTAAAACTTGGAATATGTCTGAAGACACTATGATAGACAATCTTGAACAAACTTTGGAAATCCAAAGTGTATCAGGAAACGAAGAAAAAATGAATACATTTATCATAGAACAGATAAAATATGATAATGAAGATGTAACTATCGTTACAGAACAGCAAGCTGGAGGTACAAACATATATGTTACTAAAGGCAAAGCTGATGTATATCCATGTGTGGTTGCACACACAGATACTGTGCATGATTTTGTAAAAGGCTACTGTGTCCGTAGACTTTATGGCAACTTTTATGCTATGGATTATAAGAAAATGGAACAAGTAGGCGTAGGTGGCGATGATAAAGTCGGCATTTGGGCAGCTCTTGAATGTATCAAGAAGTTTGATAATATCAAAGCAGCATTCTTTCATTCAGAAGAAAGAGGTTGTGTTGGCTCTAAGGCCGCCACACCTGAGTTCTTTCAAGATGTAGGCTACATATTGCAAACAGATAGACGTGGTAACGATGACTTTGTTACCAAGATAGGTGGTGTAAACCTTATGTCTAAGAAGTTTAAAAAAGCTGTAAAGCCACTACTTGATAAACACGGATTTCAGTTCCAAGATAATGGTGGTTTAACTGATGTCAAGGCACTTAAACCTATATCAAACGTATCTGTCACTAATATATCTAGTGGCTATTACAAACCACATAGCGATCAAGAATATGTCAATATTGAAGACGCTATGAATACACTAAGTTTAATGATGGGAATCATTGAAAAACTTGGTGAAACAAAGTATGAACACCAATATCAAGAACCAGTATATACATACAATGCGTATGATTATGGTGGATATGGTACATATGGACAGCGTTCGCTTTTTCCAAAAAGTTTCAACGATGGCATCGAAGACGTTGGAACAAAACAAAAGGAAATCTTCGATGATATAACAGATCATTTGCCAAATGTAGATTGGCATACAAATTTGCTAAAAGATAATTGGGGGTATTTGTATCCTGTATACAGCGATACATTCCCGCATGATATAATAGGTGCATATAATCCTGAATTGGATTGTATAGATCCTATAAATCATGTTATAGACGATTATCTTATGACAAAAGAAGAGCCATATTGGTCTTCAGTTGCGAAAAATTTATTATCTTCACCAACTTTTTAACTATGTAATGCACGATGAATTAATGATGTATGAGCTTGAAACTAAGCTATTAGGTAAATTGCTCTTATATCCTGAATTATACTACGACAACGCAGAAAATTTGGAAAGTTACTTGTTTTCAAATCTGTTCCACAAGAACATATTTGATAAATTTTTGGTTATGCAATCAGAGCAAAAGGTTATAGACTTAGTTTCTATGGCCAATGCTCTTGATTGTGATCACAACCAAAAGGTTAGACTATCCGAAATATTTTCTACACATACAGATTATATATCTGTAAAGTCATGCGTTGAACAACTACAACAGTTTTATAAAAGAAAGCATTTGCATGCTGGTATTAATGAAGCGTTGAATATGTTTATTAATGAAGAATCAGTAGATAAAATTATTGAACACATTAATAAGGTCAACTCTAAAGTTACTAATACTACGCAAGTTGATGTAGCAAACATCAATACGCAAATTAGAGACTTTCTAATAGATGTTGAAAAAAGAATGAATACCGATGGTATAGTTGGTATTACAACAGGTTTTTCTAAACTTGATGAGTTTACTGGTGGGTGGCAAGAAACAGATCTTGTTATCATCGGTGCTGCTTCATCAATGGGTAAGACTAGTCTTGCTCTTAATCTTGCATATAATGCGGTTGAGATAGCTAACTGTGCTGCACTTATATTCTCTTACGAGATGTCAGTCAATCAGCTTTTAACAAGACTTGTATCACTTGAATCAGAAATACCAATACGTTGGATACAGAATGGTAAACTTGGCGCTGATGATTTGTTGCGTATACAACAAACAGCCAGCAACATACAAGAAAAAGCCATCTACATTGATGAATGCAAACGCACATCATTGAACTACTTATTATCTAAAACTAGACAATATGTACATAGCTGCGGTGTTAAGCTTGTGTTTGTTGACTACCTACAGCTTGTCACGGCAAGCGCAGGAGCCAAAGGAACACGAGAACAAGAAGTCTCGAAAGTGGCTAGGGCGCTCAAAAACCTAGCAAAAGAATTAAACATTACTATTGTTGCATTATCGCAACTTAATCGTGGTGTTGGATTCAGAACTGAGAGCAAACCGACACTATCGGATCTGAGAGAATCAGGCGAGATAGAACAAGCTGCAGATATTGTTGCCTTGATATATAGACCAGAGTATTATGGTATTAATCAAGACGAGAACGGTGAATCTACTGCAGGAAAAGCTCAAATCATTTTTGCGAAAGGTCGCAACATTGGTGTGGGTACAGTTACACTTAATTTTATTAGTGAATTGACAAAATTCAAGGACAATTCCTTAGATTTTTAGATCGATTTTTTGTATTTTTACTTATGTCTGATCACACAAAACTAAGGAGAATTATATCCGAAATTGCACACGATTTAGGTCTAGACAAGAAACTTGTTAGGCGTATAATCATTACTGTCTTTAGAGAGATTGGCTTTGCCATTGTTCTTAGAGGCAGACCTGTAATGTTTCGGAAGTTCTTAAAAATTGTATTTGCAATACGTGCTGGTAAAAAAGCGCACGAAATGTTTAATAAATATGAAACACGTAAAAAATGACAAAATTAAAAACAGTTAACATTAAAGGTAAAGAATACGTTGAAGTTAACGAAAGACTGAAGTTCTTCAGAAGTAACTACAAAGGATGGTCTCTTACATCAGATATTGTAGAACTGACTGATGATCGTTGTGTTGTTAAAGCTACAATCTTTGATGACATCGAAAACATACGCGCCACAGGGCATGCGTATGAAAAAGAAGGTTCGTCCTTCATAAACAAAACAAGTTTTGTAGAAAACTGTGAAACATCTGCTTGGGGCCGTGCCTTAGCTAATCTTGGTATTGGCTTAGATACATCCGTAGCATCGTATGAAGAAGTGGCTAATGCTGTAAAGCAACAAGCTACACCACCATCGAAGCCAAAGCTAGATGAAGACAAGTTTAACAATATGCTAAAAGCTATTGAAGCTGGTAAAGGCGACGCAGTTAAGGCTAAAATGTCTAACTACGAAATAGAAGATTATCAAATGAATGTATTAAAACAAAAATTAAATGGTTAATGTAGTTCCTTTTGACTTGGCTAGCTGCCAGGTTAAACCTACCAAAGTGGTAGAAAACAAAAAGTATTTCAATGAAGGCGCACACAGATGTCAAGTACTATCTGTGTCTAACTCATCACAACGCGATGGTTATGGAGGTGCACCTTACATTGAATTTGACGTTGTAAACGAAACAGGTGAATACGGCAGGGCTAAGTTCTGGGCTGTAAGAGAATCTGATGCACCCAAGTCAGCTGAATGGAAAAAGAATACACTACACGAGTTTTTAACAAACTGTGGTGTAAAAGATTTTTCTAATGACATTGAGTCAATAAAGAAAGCAGTTGGTGCTTGGGTAAACATATGCTTTACATTTGAAGAGTATATGACACTTAGAGATGGTGCACCTATGAAACGAAAAGCCGTAAGGTATCGTTGGTCTAGTGCCGATGGTAAAAAGATCAAGTATGATGCAAAGTACAATAAACCTATTTCTCCACAGGAGGAACAAGAGTTTATTGATGCGCATTCATTAAGCGGCGGCTCTACATCAGTATTGAGTCAAGAAGACGATCAGCTACCATTTTAAATAATTTTGTAGTTTTGTAGTCAAACTATAAAACTATGATATTCATAGCAGGGAATGTGCCTTCAAGCAAAAATTCTAAACGTTGGACTGGTAAGATGCTTATCAATTCAAAGACTGTTATGAAATATATTAAAGATACTGATAAACAGTATAAACGCTTCAAAATGGATTTTCAGGGAATGATGAGAGGAATGGATTATCCAATCATTGTTTCCTTTAAATTCATTAGAGGCACAAAACATCGTTTTGATTACATAAATCCTGCACAGACTGTGCAAGATTTGATGGTAAAAAATGAATGGATTGAAGACGATAATATGAATTTTATAATACCACACTTTGAACCGTATGAATACGATAAAGAAAACCCTGGTGTTGAAATAAGAGTTTATGGTAGAGATAAATGATTTTTTAAAAACATTCACGGCAGCTTATGGCGTTGATGAAAAAGAATTTAAATCAAATTCAAGAGTTAGAGATCTTGTTGATTTACGTTCTGTATATTGTACTGTAGCTAGAGATTTAGGCGAATATAGCTTAGATGTCATAGGTAAAACATTAAACAGACATCATGCGTCTGTAATACATGCGGTAAAAAATTACAGAATATTATCACAGATAGATAAAGATTTAAAAACTAAATACAACAATGCATGTATTATTTATAACGCATTGAAACAACCTAAAGATGGTAAAACAGTTGGTTTAATAGATGCTCTATTAAAATCAAACAATATGCTCAGGTATAAATTATCTAAAAATAAAAGTGATTTAGATAAATTAAAAATTAAGTATAAACAACTTAAAAAACAAATTAACACATTAACTGAATTAATATGACTATAAAAACAAAAACAAAAAAGAAAGTTACTATTGATGGTAAAGAACAAAAGGTAGATTTAAATGTATATAAAGTTATGCAAAATCTAACTGATGCTTTACGTTCACACGAAGTAGCGTTACTTACTTGGGTACATAAAATGTACAATACTAAGAAACGACACAACGAAGATGAAAAGGGCTTGTATAAGTATTGTATGACAATACCTGGTGCAAGTGATATATTAAACAGGATGACATTAATAGATGAAGAAAATGCAAAGAAAGGACTTGATGCAAGCTCAGATACGCTCGGAGATGCAGAGAGTGACGGAACTGTTAATTAACAAAAACAATTCCTACGGCAACTCAGCTACCGAACCTGCAAACATTTTTTCTAAAGGAGATGCTGTAGAAAGTATTTGCGCTAGAATAGATGATAAAATTATGCGTATAGCTAATAAAGGCATTAACGAAAACACATTTGATACTATTGATGATTTGATAGGATACTTAGTATTGTTAAGAATTGCATGGTATAATAAGGAAATTAACGGAGATAAATAATTATCTTTGTAATACTTTTCGGACGTTCTGTCCATGTGTTTTCATAGTTTTGTTGATGGTCAAGGTCCCAGGTAGTTCTGGGATTTTGACATCACATAGCAATATGGAAGAAATTGAATACTGGCAAATAGACAAGATAGAATCAATGTTACAGCTTTGTCCATATGACGAGCAAACAAAGATGGATATCTTGAACAACCTACCTGAAACAAAGGAAGAAGCTTATGAGCTACTGGGTAAATTATGGTTTGATCATATACCTAGAGATCCGCGTGATCAATTAAGTAAAATGTTGAGAATGAACACATTAATTCA